TAACAATACCTATTTCTCCCAGTAGTCAAGCTGTTCAAAATTTTATTGGTGGTGGAACAAAAGAAAGAGCGCCATCAGTACAGCGAGCAGCTAGAGTTAGGCTAACAAAAGAAGATACTTTATCAGAAGAAGAACTGGCAGCTTATAGAGAGTTTGACCAGATATTAGAAGAAGGAACGCGCATAGCAATTAGCCAGCAAAATGCAATATTTGACGTAACAAAACAAGCATCTTTATTAAAAGCAGAATTAGCAGACTTTACACCGCCTGCAAGCAATGATTTTGAAGTAAGGCTATATAAAATTGATGATGCATTAAAACAAGGCATCTTTTCAGCTAAAGAAGCTAAAGACGCTTACGACCAATTAGGACAAGCTTTTAATAATGATGTTTTTGAGAAAGGAGCCGAGTCAGTAACCGCTTTATCTGAGTTTACTATACAAGCGTCAAGAAACTTACAATCAAGCCTTGCAGATGGATTAAAGAATGGTTTTGATGGTGGATTAAAAGGCGCATTAACAAGCTTATTGACATTTTTGCGCGATGCTGCTGCCAACATAGCTGCATCAAAAATACTTGAATTAGTATCAGGAAAAGATGGGAAAAGCGGATTATTAGGGAGTGCTATTAGTGGGATAGGTAACTTTTTAGGGAATATTAAGTTTTTTGCATCAGGTGGTGATTTTGGCGGAGGCTATAGAATAGTAGGCGAGAATGGGCCAGAGCTTCAAGCAACAGGGCCAGCCAGGATATTTAACGCGCAAGAAACAAAAAACATATTAAGTGGCGGCGGCGGCGGTGGACGTTCAAATAGTGTTATAATTAACTTTAACGGGCCATTGCCAACAGATAGAAAAGCAGCTAGTCAAATAGCGCAGCAAATAGGCCAAGAAGCAAACAGAGCAATAAACAGGAATGGATAATGGCTTTCTTTGAGACTCCAAGATTTCCAGATGATATTAGCTATAATTCAAAGTCTATAACATCATACAAAACTGACATTACAGAAATGACTGGCGGATCAGAGTCACGCTTAGCAAGGTGGGCAGATGCTAGGCGCAGTTATGATGCAGTTTTTGGTGTACGTACAGTTGCACAGCTTGAGTCATTATTAAGCTTTTTTCATTCATGCTATGGCAGTTTGCATGGATTTAGATTTAACGATCCAACTGATAATTCAAGTACAAGTGTTAATTCTCAGATAAGCGAAACAGATCAGATAATATTGCCTATAGGATCATCAACAGTAAATTTTCAATTACGCAAAAAATATAATGCAGGGACAACAGTTTATAGAGATATAAAAAAGCCTGTTGTTGGTTCTGTTATTATTGCGATTGCTGGAGTTACACAAAGTTCAGGATGGACGGTAGACAACACAACTGGAATAGTTACTTTTTCAACTCCACCAGTCGGTACAGTAACAGCCGGATTCTTGTTTGATGTTCCATGCAGATTTAGTTCAGACAGCCTTGACACTAACATGATTAGTTACAGGATTATAAATACAAGCGTTCAGATAATAGAAATAAAAGTATGATTTCACTACCAGGAGCAGCGCAGGCGCATTTATCAGGTGATTCGTTAACAGTCGCTTTTTGTATACAGCTTGATAAAATTGACGGCACATTTTTAAGATTGACTTCACATAGTGAAAATTTAATAGTTTCAGGAAATGTTTACAGCTCAGAAGTTGGAAGCGATGCAACAACTATTAAGCTAGTCAATAATATGTCAATCGGTGGTGGTGACATGACTAGCATTATAAAATCAGGATTCATTACAGAGTCAGATATATTCGCCGGAAAATTTAATGGCGCAAAATATAAAATATTTATGGTTGATTTTACTCAACCTGATTTATGGCAAGTTACTATAACGACAGGGATACTAGGTGAAATAAAAATTGAAGGTGAGCAATTCACTACAGAACTAAGATCATTATCACAGAAGCTTAATAGGGTTATAGGAGAATATTATAGTCCTGGTTGCCCTGCTCAATTATTTGATTCTCGGTGCAAGGTTAATCCAGCAGCATATAGTTTTAGCGGCACGGTCAGTGTAGTTACAAATAATTCTAATTTTATTGGCACTCCAACTAAAGCAGTTGATTTTTTTAAATATGGTAGAGTTATCTGGATAACTGGTAATAATTCAGGGTTAGTGTCAGAGATAAAATCAAGCGGTGCAGCTAATCAGGTTGAGTTGTTCTTTGATACAGGAGCGCCAATTCAAGTAGGTGATACTTATACTATTAGACAAGGATGCGATAAAAATCTTTTAACCTGCAAAAACAAGTTTAATAACGTAGTTAATTTTCGTGGATTTCCTCACATTCCAGGAATTGAGAAAGCATTTATAGCTAGATTATGAATATAGTTGATGCAGCTAGAAAATATTTAGGAGTTAAATTTCAGCATCAAGGGCGTACAGCTAGAGGGCTTGATTGTTTAGGTTTAATTGTTGCAGCAGCTAGAGATTGCGGTATTGTTTGCAATGATCGCACTGACTATTCACACAGACTTGATAAGGATACTTTATTAAATGGAATACTTGCTCATTGCTATAAAGTTGATAATCCTGTTGTTGGTTGCATTGCTTTGTTTGAGTTAAAGCCTAGTATGCAACAACATTGCGCTATCGTTACGTCAATTGATCCTGTTTATATAATACATGCTTATGCACCTATAAAAATGGTGGTTGAACATAACTTGCCAGATGGAGAAGGCGAAATGTATGTAAATAAACAAACTTTGATAGGTTATTATCAATGGCGCAAGTAATACCAATATTAGTAAGCTTTGCAGTATCAACGGCTTTAACCATTGCACTTGCTTGGATAGTTGGGCCTAGTAAGCAGTCAAACTATGGTGATAAGTTAAGACTTCCTGATGTTCAAACTTCAAACTATGGCATAGCAATTAGTCGGTTAATTGGTCAAACAAGACTGACAGGAAATGTAATATGGCAAGCAAAAATAAGAGAGCAATCTGTTACAGTTAGTCAGTCAATTAGCGGTGGAATACTTAAGCCTAGTTCCACTGTTTCAAATACCACTTATATATATTTTGCGGATTTTGCGGTTGGTATAGTAGGGCATCAGATTGTAGGATTAACAAGACTATGGGCTGACGATATATTGCTTTACGATTCTGCATCAGTAACAAGTCCAACACTTGCATCATTAGGCGCAACACTTTATACAGGTACGGAAACACAGACAGCAAGCGCATTAATTGAAGCAGATAAAGGCGTTGGAAATGTGCCAGGTTATCGTGGGCTTGCATATATGACATTTGCTAATTTTGCCCTACAAAAATACGGCAATAGAATACCAAGGATGACTTTTGAAATTGAGGGATTATGAGCGGAGAAATAGCAAAAGCCATTGTTAGCGGTGTTGTTTCAACTGCTGTTAATGCTGGTATATCACTTATAACTGATTCAGTATCGAAAGGATTACATGATGCAACTCCAGATAAAAGTCAGCCAAATGCTTTACTAGAGGTTAATAGCCAAAATAGTGCTTATGGAGTGCCGCGACCTAAAGTTTATGGTAAGGCAAAAATTGCAGGTAATATAATATGGCAATCTCCACTTGTTAGATACAGATCAACACAGGGAGTTGTATCAAGAACAGGAAAATCAAACGATCCTGTTTATGCTGATATAGGTCGGTATTATTTAAAATCATTTGCTATTGCATTGGGATCAGTGCAAGTAAAAAAAATCAATAGAGTTTGGGCAGATGATGTTTTAGTTTACGATGCAGCATTAGATTATAAGTCAAAAATTGGAGACTTTACTTTATATGATGGAAGTCAAACTTCACCTGATCCACTAATAGAAAGTTATGAAGGGGCTGGAAATGTTCCAGCTTATACTGGAGAATCTTATGTTGTTTTATTAGATTATCCTGTTTCAAAGTTTGAAAATAAAACAGGTATTTATTATCCACAGCCTACAACACTACTAACACCATCTTTTAAGTTTGATGTAGATTGTTTTGGAACATCAACGCATCGATATGAAGTTGAAAGACCAAATCCAGGTTATACGTCAACTTATTTTAAAATAGCAGGAGGTAAACCAATCTATGAAGCATTGGTAAGATCGCCTTTTAGATTAACTGCTTTAACTAATGAAGTAACCACTTGGATAGACAGCCAGCCAACTGCAAGCTATAGTACAATTGTTTCAAACTGGATCGCATTAGATACAGCACACTCAGAAGTTATAACAGAGGTTATAGGAACAAGTTATGGTGGTCATGATATTGTTGCAGCACGTGTTTTTGATGATGGAACTAGAAGGATAATAGGATTTAGCCAAGCCATTCATGGAGATGAACGAGACGGAAGTTGGGCGCTTGAAAAAACAATTGAATTATTAATTACTTCAAATGATCATGTTTATCAATATGTTCGTGATAATTTTGCAGTCTATATCATTGCTACAATGAATCCAGATGGCATGATTGCGAATACTCGCAACAATAGCCACAACGTAAACTTAAATAGAAACTGGCCTTATTATTGGGATACTGTTACAGACTCAGACAAAGGCGCAAGTGCAGCAAGTGAGCCAGAGACACAAGCTTGCATTGCTTGGTTGACGCTTCATGATCCAAAACGTATAAAGTTATGGTTAGATTTACACGGGCAACACACACGTAATGACTGGGCGTTATTTACTGAGGAAATTTATCATGATTACAAAGTTCAGTTTACTCAACGCGCTTGCTACAACTATACACAAAGTTTATTGCGTAATCGTGTCTATATTCCAGGTATTACTTTTTCCTCAAGTGGATTAGGTAGGCCAATATTAGTCGAATCAAGATCAAGGCGTAAACCATATATCTATACATGGGTACAGCAACAAGCAGCAGGTAATTGTTATGGGTGTATTATTGAATACCCACAGATAGAAAGCAATGGACTTGTTAATACTGCTTTTATGGATATTTTAAAGGGATTTATGGCAGGTGCTTGCGATGCTATACAAGGTGAGCTATCAGGTAGAGCAAGTGAGGATGATATAGGTGGCAATGCTATCTTATCGCCTTATAAACCACTTAATGATAATAGCTTATTTGATAGTTGGATTAGTTCACAGAAAAGACCATCTTTTTTTAGTACAAATGGATTAAGACTTTCTGTATTTTTAGAGGGAAGATACAGAACTCGAAGATTTATAAGATCCTATCGGCCTGCTGATGTTGGATGGCCTGTTCAAGTAGCTGGAGCTGGGTATTGTGTAACTAATGATGGCCTTGCATCAGATCAGTTTTTAATATGTGCAGGCTATAACAACATAGGTGAGCTGCCAACATTATCGGGTGAAAACCTAGATACTGGAGCAAAAACAACTAATCAAGCATTGCCAACAGCGTTACGTGATGGAGCAATGTGTTATTTAAAAGGGAAGGTTTATTTTGCTGGTGGCTATGATCTTAATTTAGCAACCTATTCAAATAAACTTTATCGTGTATCATCAATACCAAATTCAGCAAATGATGTTTCAGGATGGACGCAAATATCAACTATGCCAATTGCGTTACAACGTCATACTATAACGCCTTGGGGTAATTATCTTGTTATTTGTGGAGGTAGAGATGCAACAGCCTATCAAACAGCGGTAAGGCTTTACAATACAACTAATAGCACATGGTCTATATTAACTAACCTAACGGTCGCAAGAGGATGGCATACCGCAGCAGTTTACGGAAACACACTTTTTGTTTTTGGTGGGTGGACTGGTGGAGCAACATTAAACAGCGTTGAAAAAGTTGATTTATTAACTGGAACAGTAACAGCAGGCACAAATTTAATAAATTCACGTGCAGAACAATGCATTGCCGTTGATCCAAATAATTTGAACTTGGCTTATTTGTGTTGTGGGCGTACAGGTGCATCAACGGTTCAAAATGATATTTATCTATATGACATGTCAAATGATACTGTTGTTAATGTTCCCTATACAACACAACAATCTGATTCAGCAGGAACCGACACAACTGCGCCAGCTATTACAGACCCGTTTGTTAGATCGGCAATGGCTTTTTATCATCCAACAGATGAATATATAGGTATTGTTGGAGGTGTTGATTCTGCAGGATTAATAAGCTTTAAGTTTTACCAGTTTGATGTCCCAAATGGCGATATGTACTTAAGAACTACAGATGCGCTAACATGGGGTTATATTAGATCAACTCAAACGTTTACTGGTTCGCCTGGTGATAAATTTAGCTTAAATGTTGCGCTTAGAAATGCAGATGACCCACTAGAAAATCCTAATTCTAATCCTTACGCACGGTTAACAGTTATTATTGGGCCTATATCTAGTCCGCTTAGAAAAATAAGAACTGGATACTTTGTGCCACCACAAAACGAGTTTAGAACCTACACTTTACCTTTTGAATTGTTAGCTGGTGAAACGGAGTTTAGAATATATTGCAGGCATTATGGCGGTGGGACAAGTCTTGATATTGGCGCAATGCAAGTTGTTGATACTTTATCAAGTGGCTATATCGTGCCACAAGAAGGAGGCGGTGGTGGATCATTAGTTGAAACTTTTAGAACTCCAGTTAATCCAGCAGACCACATGCAAAATGGAGTATGGAACGCTACTAGATCAGCGTCAGGAACTTTTAGTTGTATTTTTGGAAGCCAAGAAAATATCCATGAAAAAATATTTTCTGTAACAATGGCATCAAATAGCTATGTTGTATTATG